ACTTACGTTAGGAAACTTAGTACCAAATATAGCCTGTCCAGGCGCACCACCCTGTCTCCTAAATACTTTTCCTGGATATACTGTAAGATCCTGTCCTGGGGTTAGGTTTGTCTCATCCACTTCTATGAGTAAGTTACCTGACAGGACTGCGTTATCCACTGCCATACGCATAAAGCCATTCATCAGCGTCTGCGTATCGTCCATGTTTTCGCCAACTCCAATGCCAAAGAAAGCATATGGATTTACTTCATACGGAACAGCGCAATAGGGTATGCGCTTTGGTAAGAATGGGTTGACCACAAACCGTAGCACTTCACCATTACATATCCACACGTTTACCTGTAGTTCGTTTACGTCTTCATATTCTTCTGGTATTTCTATGCCAGAATCTTCTACAAGTTCTCTGTCCATTACACCCCAATACTCTAGGGCTTCATATCTGTATGTATCGTATCCACGCGAACTCTCTTCGTCTTGAGAGTCAAGTAGGCTAGACTCCCACCATTTAATGTTGTAGTTCTGGCCTATGTCTATTGCTTCTGCGATTGCTTCTTCTCTAAAGAATGGTCTGGTTCGTAGATTTCTTAATTGTGTTTTAGTAAGTTTGTGACGCTCTATTACGTAGTCGCACTCTTCCATGTTAGATGCGTCAGGGTCAGGGTAGAAGTTCCAAGCAGAAACGTAAGATACTTTAGGAACTGTCTTAATTGTTGGATCGTATTCACCCTCATCATTCCAGTTTGCATATTCTTTGGTTGTAGCAAACGGCCCTTTAAGTACACCCGTACCAAACAGAGCGCACTCAAATGCAGTGTTTCTCAGGTGCATACTAGCATCAGATTCTTCTAGTTGATCTTTTATCTGCTTCTCCATCATCTTTGCAGCTACCATTGCAGGATGAAAATTAACAGCAGATTGCGTTATACCAAAGCCCTCTTTCAACGTATCTACGTCTTCTAGTATATCTTTTAGTGGGCCTAGTTTTTCTGACAGGTCTGTTAGCTCTGTAGCACCAGCAGGTAATACTTTACCATCGCCCTCAAACCCGTATAGATCTTTTGGCATCTCGCCAACGTCTACATCTTTAGGTTCGTTAGGGTCAAAGTTTACAGTTTCTGCCACACCCTCTGGTAAAGTTGTTGGCTCGATAGATAAAGGAAACTCATTGTTTGCAAGTAATACATCTACTAATTGACTGTACGCTGCTAACACTTTTGTCTTTGTTACTTTTATAAATACGCGAGACTTCTCTGCCTCAGTAAACTGTACGTCAGGAGAATATATACCCCTGTAGTTTTTATATGCACGTATCCAGTTTGACTCTTCCTGATACTTTGCATCCTCTGCCCTAGAAAATAATTTGTATATGTGGTCAGTTAAAGTGGACGCATCTTCTGTTGCTTGGCTACCATCTTCTAAATAAGAACTGGTGCTATCTTCTAAAAAGTCTGTTTCGTCAGCCATGCTCTACCTTCTCTTAATATCCAAATACTGCATCAGCAGGTTTAAATTGTTCTTTAGGCGATGTTGCAGGATCTAGATCAAATATATTTCTAGGCACTGGTCTAGATTGTATTCCATATCTTAGCGCATCATACAGATGGTCTTCTGCGTGTGTGTCTATATCTTCTGGGTTTCTTTTGTCTAATGGCAAGATAGGTAACTGTGCAATCAAATTTGTACACGTATTAAATATCTGTATACCAGCCATATCAGTGTCTTCATCTACACGTAGTAGTCTGTGTATTTCGTTTTTACCACTCACCCTACTACCTCTACTTCTATCTGATGGCCTAAACTTACAACCCTCTAGTATCATTTGCT